GCTAATGAACAAACGAAAAGTTGTCAAAATGAAATTGGCCAAGAAAAAGAAAAAATAAACTTAACGAATTTTTAACAATAAAGGTTTCTCTATATGAGAAACTTTTGTTATTTTAGATGTATATATTAAAATAGAGATTATTATTCACAAAAACAAATCATTTTATGGAACAAGGTAGAACAGGAGATCTAGTATTACCACAAGGAACATATGTACATATTCTTGAAGGGGCGACCGGACAAGTTGATGTAATATCTGGACCTAATAAGACTAGCTTACCTGAGACAGATAAAACTGTCATTTACGAAAGGGAGTCCAGAAGGTTTTCACCAACAGGTGTTGATCGGGCTATCCGAGTATGTCCAACAGCTGATGAAGGTCAATATCTTGTATTGACTAATCCTTCTGAAGATATGGAAGGTAGAACTCACCCAGCTAAAGGAAAGGTTAACACAGTGAAATTAAGCATTGGTAGTAAAATAAACATCCAAGGCCCTGAAACATTTTCACTTTTCCCAGGTCAAGTTGCTGACGTTATTGATGGTCACCAACTTAAATCTAACGAATATTTACTTATTCGTGTATATAATGAAAAGGAAGCCAAGCAAAATCTCAAGAATGCTGTTGTACAAACTGCTGAAGGAGAAACTCAAAAAGGAAATCTTTTCGATAATAAAGAAATTGGAACTGGAAACCTTCTTATTATAAAAGGTACTGACGTTTCTTTTTATATTCCCCCTACAGGTATTGAAGTACTTGAAGAAAATGGAAATTATACCAGAGATGCTGTAACTCTTGAAAGATTAGAGTATTGTATTCTACTTGACCAAAACGGTGACAAACGTTATGTTAAAGGTCCTGATGTGGTATTTCCAAAACCTACTGAAACATTCATTGAAAATAAGAAGCAAAGGATTTTCCGAGCTATCGAATTGAATGAAAATATGGGTCTTTATATTAAAGTCATTGCTGAATATGAAGAAGATAAGAAAACTTTTAAAGCTGGTGAAGAACTTTTTATCACTGGTAAAGAACAAAAGATTTATTTCCCAAGAGCTGAGCATGCTATAGTAAAATATGGCCAAGAAGCTATCCATTATGCAACTGCCGTACCTAAGGGTGAAGGACGTTACATCCTTGATAAAATCAATGGCGATGTTAAATTGGTCAAAGGACCTAAGATGTTACTTGCCGACCCAAGGTCTGAAGTAATTGTAAAGAGAGTATTGAACACAAACACTGTTGGACTCTGGTTCCCAGGAAATGAAGAAGCTCTTCGTTATAATCTTAACTTGAATGAAGAACTTGAAGGTACTGAAAATGATTACCTTGAGGATTATTCATCAAGAAGCTTTACCGCAAGGACTAAGCAAACTCTTATTGCTTCAGCAGCTGCTGGAATGATGTCAGAAGAACTTGAAAGGAAAACTAATTATACCAAGCCACGTATCATTAAATTGGATACGAAATATGAGGGCGCAGTTCTTCTTAATATCTGGCCAAACCATGCTGTACAGGTTGTGGATAAGCAGGGTATGAGAAAAGTTGTTGAAGGACCAAAGGTTGTTATGCTTGATTATGACCAAACTCTTGAAGTTCTTTCTCTTTCAACCGGAAAACCAAAGACTGATCATGATTTAATGAAAACAGTCTATCTTCAAACTAGAAATAATGTCGTTTCTGATATTATCACAATTGAAACAAAAGATCTTATTAATGTAGATGTCCGTCTATCTTATAAAGTTAATTTCGAAGGTGATTCTACTAAATGGTTTAATGTTTCTGATTATGTTAAACTTCTTTCTCAACATATGCGATCACTTATTCGTAATGCGGTTAAGAAATTAACAATTGAGGAATTCAATAACGGTGCAACTGATATCATCAGGAATTGTATCCTAGGATCATCCAAAGAAGGTAAACGCAAAGGAAGATCTTTTGATGAAAATGGTATGAAGATTTATGATGTTGAAGTTTTAAACTTAAATATTGGAGATCATGATATTGCTAGTATGTTGATTGATAATCAACATGATACAGTTGAACAGAATCTTAAAATTGCTCAGCTTGAAAAAGCTTTGGAATATACCAAGAAGAAAGAAGGACTTAAACGTTTGGAACTTGATGAGAAGTTAGTAACTTCCAATAAGGAAACTGAAGTAGCTCTTAAACAACTCGGTAATGAAAATTCCGTTGATGTATCTGAACAATCATTATCTGCAGGTCTTGAAAAAGATAGGTTAACTGCAGAAAATGATAATCAAAAGACAATTGATAGTGTTGCGGCTTCTAAGCTTAAAAGAGATAAAGCAAACGAAGATACAAGGACAACAATTGATCAACAACGTTCAGCTATTAAAACTGAAGCGTATGAAAAAGCTATGGCAGCATTTACTCCTCGATTAATTGAAGCTCTTATTGCTCAAGGAAATGTTAAATTAGCTGATACTCTTGCTAAAAATCTCAAATCTCAAAAGGGTGGAGCTTTTGGTAAAGGTGGAGGAATGAGAGAAATTCTTGAAACTATAGGAGATGGCCCATTAAAAGGTATCTTTGAAAAACTTCAAGATAGTGTTGACTAATCTCTATTTAAGAACAGTTTCCTTCGGGAGACTGTTCTTATAATTTAAATTTAAAAATATGAAAAAAATATTGACATTATTTGTTGCTATCTTTGCATTTGCAACAATGAGTTTTGCACAAACTCAGGCATTAACAGTCCAAGGTGGTTATTCATGGACAATGGGTATGGTAGGAGTTTCTTACCAGTATAACTTCCTTGAAGGGGGTGTTGGTGTTATGCCTTCGACAATGCCAGGTTCGGGAAGTTCTATTACTTCAATATCTGGATATCTTGCATTAACAAACTATTATTATGATGGAAGTGGTTTATATCTATCAATTGGTATAGCATCTCAAGGATATCGTAGTCAAATGAGTTATAATGGAGGATCATGGACTGATGATTTCACTGCCCCAATGGGTATTGTAAATATTGGTTACAAACTACAAATTTATTCAGGATTACACATTAAAGGTGAAATCGGCTATGGATTCTGTGAGTATGCCAATGTATTAACTTATGGTTTAACTGGTGGTTGGACATTCCCATTAAAAAAAGATTAAAAAGATGAAAAAAATATTATTAGTATTTGCAGTGATGTTAATGTCTTTGACATCATGTGGACTTTATCAAATGGTAACATATCCACAAGAAATTAAAGATCAAGGTGGAGAAATTTCAAGGGAAGTTACTACTTTCCAATATGAACTTATGGATGGTGATAAAATCACTAGTGATGCAATTGAAACACAATCTTATTTATATTTGTATAAAAAAGATGGAGGGTATTTTTGGAATATCAGAAGAAGTGAATACGAAGTTAAGAAAAGTTTTTATCCCCAAGATTTAACTCTTGAAATGTTCGATTTCGTTGAATCTAAATCAGTTGAAGATAAATATACCTGGGTTTGTGAAGATGTTATAACTGGTGAACAATGGACATTAGTTACTCTACCCTGGCAAACGCAAGATTATGGTTACTTCTATGTTCTAAGTAAAGTAGAAGATAGTCGAATGATTGTTTATTCAGTACACATAAAAAATATTATTACACATTAAAACAGAAAATTATGAAAAAAGTATTAAAGAAATTGTCGTTTATTGCAATAGTAATGTTTATGACGTCGGTTGTTATGACAAGTTGCAAAAAAGAACCAATACGGGAACAGTGTGAAATAGATAATGTCGGAACAGTCGATGTTTTCAATGACACGGGATGGCCAGGAGAAGTTGATGTGACATGGGGAACTGCGACAGAAAATTATGAAAAATATCTTTATGATGGTGCTTCATATTTATATACTAATGTTGAAGCAGGAAGCATTGAAATATGGATATCACTAGATTTAGGTGGTGGAGTATGGACTGATTGGGTTTATAATGTAGAGAATTTAAGTGCATGTGAAGCTATGCAATATACATGGTTTCTTTCATCTACTAAATCATCTGAGCCAATGCCATTGTTAGACTTAGGAAATGGTAAAATTGGTGTACCAACAAGAAAAGTAAAACATTAAAATACAAAAAAGGGGAATTAATTTTCCCCTTTTTTAAAAATAAATGCCCAAAAGTTTTTTCGTGTCGAAAACATTTGTTATATTATGATATATAAATTATAAAAGAAAGAAATTATGACTTAGATTAATCACAAATTAATTATCATTACCAGGAGAGATCTACACCCTGGTTACCAAGCTGTTCATAAAAATCATGAATATATAAATAAATTATTCATGTCAATGGATCATAAAAAAATTTATCATTCAATCATAGAAAAAGCTAAATCTGAAAATAGAATAAAGGGTTCAGCTATTTACTATGAAAATCACCATATTTTACCAAAATCTCTTAAAGGAGATAATTCTAATGAAAATTTAGTTTTATTAACAGCTAAAGAACATTATATTTGTCACAAATTGTTAATGTTCATTTATGATGCTGATTTAATGAAATTAGCGTTTGCTAGAATGGTTCATTCTAATAACAATAATGAATATATTAAATCTGGAAGAGATTATGAATATGCTAGATTATTAGTAAGTGGTGTATTAAAGAAAAAATATATAGGTGCAGGTAATCCAATGTATGGAAAAAAACATTCTGAAGAAACTAAACAGAAAATAGGTAAAAAGAGTAAAGGTAGAAAACACACCATCAATTCGAAGGAAAAAATGAGTTCTAAAAAAATTGGAGATAAAAATCCAATGTACGGAACAAAGGGATATTTTTTTGGAGTTACACGATCAGAATCAACTAAGAAAAAAATAAGTGAAAGTCTTAAAAAAGTAAATAAAAAGGAATGTATGTATTGTCATAAATTCATATCTCCTTCTAATTATAGTAGACACACAAATAAATGTAAATTAAAAAATTAAGATATGATATAGATTAAAAAACTGTATGTAATTACACGAAGAGATTTAAAGCCAGGTGTTCAAATGTTACAATCTGCACATGCGGCGGTAGACTTTCAACACCAATACCCAGACATTTCTAAGAAGTGGAATACTCAATCCAACTATCTCATCATTTTGTCAGTTGAAAATGAAGAACAGCTATTGTTATATCTGGAGAAAATCCGATATAGAGGAATTAAACATACCGTATTTCGAGAACCTGATATCGGGAATCAAATCACAGCAATTGCGATCGAACCCGGAGAAAATTCAAGAAAGTTAACAAGCAAATTACCATTAGCGTTAAAAGAAATACAAGTATGAAAAATTTAGAATTAAACGAAAAGGATCACAAGGCATTAATTGAATTATTAAGAGAATTATCAGAAGATTATAGTATTCGAAATGAGTATGGGAATTCATATGATAATTACTACATGGAATATGATTGTAATGAAAATTATGATCATCCAGATAATTTAAACATGAGAGCTAAAGAATTATTAACTAAAATCAAATAAGCTATGAAAGCACATTGGTAGATTAATCCCCGACCCCCATAAGGTATTATTTTTATACATAGACATGAACATAGACATGATGTCTATGTTCAATCAAAAATCAAAATACATAGGCACGAACATAGACATCATGTTTATGTTCAATCAAAAATAAAAATAATATCATGAAAACAAGAAAAGAATTAGTAGAAAGAATTAAAGTTGCAGCAACTTATCAGAAATTTTTAAAGAATCAAAGAAAAACTGTAAAAATGGTAGGACCAAGAGAAATCAGTCCTTCTGAAGCAGCAATGAAACATTATCAAAATAGAGATGAATTAAGAGCAATGTATGCTGCTTATGCAGAATTAAGAGGAAGAAAAATTTCCGACATTGATAGTCTTAAATTTGAAACTACTTGGGATGAAGAACATTTTAAATCAAGAGTAGAAGAAATAACTAAAGAGTATGCTCCTGAACTTGTTGAAGAAGTAGTAGAATAAAATTAGTGGGGTGTGATTCCCCACATATCGTCCTTTAGCTCAGTTGGCAGAGCAGCGGCTTCTAACCCCGTTGGCCGAGAGTTCGAGTCTCTCAGGGACGACTAATAAAATAAAGGTTATGATAGTATTTAAGATAGTAGACCAATATAGTAGATCTACTGGAAAAAAGGCAGGATCAGTGAAAGTTTATGATCATAGTATTTGTGACTATTCTGGAAATGTAATTAGAATTGATAACAATCCAAATGAATATCTTGTAGATTATAATGACAATGATCCTTGTTTTGGAGATGGAGATGGAGAATCGTGGTTATATGATTACGAAAACAAACTAGCAGGAGGAGATGCAAATGGTTATCATCACCATGAATTATTTGGACAAGCTCGTTATGTATTCCAAACATTAGAAGATGGATATACTGAAATATTTTTTCAGTTGTTAGAAGAAGCTCACCAAGAAAAATTAGAAATATGGTCTTTATCTCAATTACTTAGATGGTCACGAGGTAGAATGTTGGAACGAGTAATAAAACAAGAAAAATATAAATTAGAACAATTTTTAGAAGATTAAATTATGAAAAATTTTTCAATTGAACAAAACCATATTGAAAATCTCTCGAAAAAGAGAATCAAACTTAATGATGAATGTATAGCCTCTTGGGATGATGAATATGGTTCTGGTTGTGATGGAGCCCCTGCATTAAAATTGCCGGATGAAGTTGATACATTAGCAGATGAAATTTTAGATTCTATTAAAAAATGGAGATATGTTCTTCCATTTGAATTTATTTTTGATGAACTCACAAAACTTGGGTGGGCACCTTGTCTTCTTTATGACGACGATGGCCATTTTGCTGTAGCTGATGATGGATGGTCTGAAATACCAGAAGAATCTCCTGGTGATATACATTTAGGCCATTATATAACCAAAAATCAATGGAAGGACTCTATAAGAGAAGCCTTAAATTATTTCCTAGATACAGAATAATATGAGGGATGAACTGATAAGTAAAATACTAGATGAGTATCTTCCTACTGATGGAGTTGGAACCGAAAGAGAAAAATTAAGGATGAATCTTCATAGAGAATTTTCATTACTGTGTGTTTCGGATGCAAAGCCAGTTTGTAAAATTTGTGGATATTGGGTTTCTCCAACAGATGGAAAATGTTTAAGGCCTGAATGTGATAATTATTAAACGAATTAAATTATGAGAAATTACGGATCGAAGGACATCATGAGAATGGAGTCCATCAAACAAAAAGCAAGAGGTGATTATATGAATGAAGTCATGTATGCTTATAATATGTCATGCGCAATCACAGAACCAGGCAAAGCAATGGCTCGAGGTTATGCAGCTCAAGAAGTTTTTGGAGATCAATCAGTGATTGGCCAAGTATTTTTTGAAAGAGCGTATGATTTAAGTGGAGGAAAGGAAGTAAGACCAGTTGCCTCAGTTAACCCTCTAGACACTTCTGAAGAAGGTATAGAAGCTGAATATGAGAATATACCTATAGATGAACAACCTGCCTCTAGAAGGGAAAACAGGCTTATGACTTCAAATGCAAGACATAAAACTCCGTTTTCACGAATCGTAGCGTTAGGAAAAATTAACGTTCATAAAGGTACTGGTCCTCAATTTAATTTATCTCTTCATGCTGTTGGCACAATGGAAATGTGGCAGACTGATGAAGGTAGATATAGAATGATATATACAACTCATTATGATCCCATTTATAAAATAGGAGATCAACGGGTTTTCAAATATGAAGATAAAACTGTTGATTGGAAAATGGTGGATTATATTGAAGCTAAAAATGTTTCTAACTTTGCTCCTTTATATGGAAAGTCAATCAATATATATACATATGACTAATGTGAAACCATTTTAAATAGCGACCATATAAATATAAAAAATATGACAACAGAATTAATAAAATACCCATAGTAATGTTAAATTATAACTCTACAAAGAAGGCGGTTGGAAATGACCCAATTAATGATATACTAAGGGGCGTTAATGCGAATTTGGTTGCATCTCCAGGATTAAAATATGAAAAATGTATCGGCTTAGATGTGTTCATCAAAGCCGATACAGATGTATATTATGGAGGTAAAATGGTAGAACTTGCAACTACTGCAGATGCAGAAAAAACATGGGGTGTTCCTTATGAAAATGTTGGAGGAACTGTTGGAAGTAGTACTAAATCAATATGTTCTTATTCTGAATTTAAAGATATAACTGATTTAGTGTTTACTCAGTTTGCTGCAATTAAAAATATAACATTTGATCAAATGGCTAAGATATTTAAAGATTTTTTTTAACACAAACTTAATAAGCCGAGATTTTTTAGTCTCGGCTTTTTTTGTTATATTAGAATATGATATTACCAAAATATGTAAAATTAGGGCATTCTGCACTTAGATTAGTAGGAAAGACCTATTACAGGGATGGAGGAAATTGGAATGTTCAATATAGAATAGTTGATGGAGAATTAATAAGTTGGAATTGGGGACAAGGAATGCCTTGGTTACATAAAGTCCCTTTAGTTGAAATAACTGAAGAGGAATGGAGAAAAGATAATGCTGGTTACGTATAAAAATTAAATTATGAGCGAAACAACCCATTGGCTAGAAATACTTAACGAACGGAATAAAATCCGAGTTATATTTTGGAGTGCATTTGCTAAAAAAAGATATTATGTCTTTGAACAGCAAATTGAAGCCGGTAAATATGCTTGGAGCGCTTTTAAAGATACTCAAAAAATGTCTTATAAAAAAGTAAGACAAGAATACATAAGAATAAGAATTTCAAAATTACAAAAATGAAAAAAATATTTTTTATCTTTGCAGCATTTTTAATGCTTACATCATGTGAAATTGGTTTGAATAATCAGTCTATTAAATATAGAATGGAAGTGTATGAAAATATGGTTCCACCTATAATTGTAGTTGCTCAGGCAGATAGAAATGTTACTGCAACAAATAAAAAAGGAGAAGCTATTGATGGATTAAGGGGATCTATTTTATTGCAAGATTCTGAAGGTACCTCTGTTACTTTTACTGATAGTGAACCTTATGGATCAACTTTAGTAGCTAGTTATGTAAAAGGTGATACATTGTTAAGTATAACAAAATGACAACATCCGAACAAGCTACAATAAAAGCGTTAGCAGAATCATTACGTGATTCTTCAAATACTGAATGGACTACCGGAGAATTCAGGCAATGGACTAATTATGCTAAAACAATGAGAGATACCATTCGGACAGTAGTTCCTGTTTTGCGGGAATTAGCTAAAACTCCTCCAGAAGATTCAAAACCAGATCCCTTAGACTTAAATTAAATGAAAAAACTTCACGACGTATTTATGAAAACAGCTTTTCTTTTTGCAGAGAAAAGTAAATGTGTTAGTCATCATGTTGGAGCTGTTGTTGTAAAAAATAATAGAATCATCATTAGTGGAATTAATGGTTCTCCAACTGGATTGCCAAATTGCTGTGAAATATTTGATAAGAATAAGTTTGATAGAGAAGAACATCATGTTTGGTCTAAAGATAATGAGATCCATGCAGAGATGAACACTATTGCCTTTGCAGCTAAACATAATGTTGAATTAGATGGATGTGATATCTATGTTACAATTTCTCCATGTAATGAATGTCTTAAAAATCTAGTTCCTACGGGGATTACGAATGTTTATTTCTTATATCCTTATGATAAATCTACATTGAATCCGGTAATACTTCAAAAACTTAATGTTGTAGAAGTTCCCGGGGCTAAAGAAATAAAAGAATGGGTGGAAGGCAATGATTTGCTATACATACCAAAACAAAAACAACTTAAAAAATAAATCCCCCGATATTTTTTCGTGTCAATTAAATTGGTTATATTATTCATGTAATAAAATAAACAGTTATGGTTACAAACGAAACTTTATTAGAATGGTATATGAAGGGATTCGACGACGAATTAGATGGGACATCTTCCTTAATGTCAAAGCATGAGTCGTTGAATATTGCATATAACGTCGGAGCATTAGATGCTGAATATGGTGACGATGATACTGAAACTGATTACATAAGTGATAGAGAATTATTGATAAAAATTAAACAATTTGTTGAAAATGGAAAGTAAAATTAATTACGAATCAGCAATCAAAAACATTAGGTCAGAGCTTAAAACTTACTTAGTTGATAGTAACCTAAAGTCTGTAGTACTCGGTGTATCTGGGGGCATCGATAGCACCCTCTGTGCATTGCTAGCCCAACCAGTTTGTCATGATTTAAACATCCCCTTAATTGGTAGATCCCTACCATCAAGTTCTAATTCAGAAGGTGAAAATACAAGAGCCATGGTAATTGGGGACTTATTTTGCGATAATTTCAAAGAAGTAAATATTAGTCGACAAACTGACAGTCTTATTCATTTAGTAGACGAACCTTATCATAATCAAGATGAATCGTGGCGGTTGTATGCTGAGGAACGTGCCATTCAAAATGGTAATGTTAAAGCTAGAGTTCGAATGATTTATCTTTATGATTTAGCAAGTATAAATCAAGGTGTTGTTCTTTCTACTGATAATTGGACAGAATATCTTCTTGGTTTTTGGACATTGCATGGAGATGTAGGAGATTATGGGATGGTACAAAGTCTGTGGAAAACAGAGGTTTATGAAATGTCTGATTGGATTGTAAAAAATGAATTAACATCAGATTTTGTAAAAGAAGCAGTTCAAGAGGTAATAAATGCGGATGCTACTGATGGTCTTGGTATTTCAAAATCTGATATGGATCAAATTATGCCCGGGTGGAAAGGAAGTTCCAGAGCTGGATATGCAGAAGTTGATAAAATACTTATGAAAGCAGTTGATCTTGTAAAATTTCCAAAATCATTAGCAAAAAGATATCCCGAATCTCATCCTGTTATTGATAGACATTTAAGAACTGAATTTAAGAGACATAATCCTCTTAATATTTCAAGAGAAAATATTATAAATAAATAACACATACACATATTATGAAAATTACATTTATTAAATTTATTTTGTGGTTCTATACCAACCATATTCAAGAGGATTGGTCGGATTACAATAAAATAGGAAAAATTATTATTTTTCCTGCATGGTTTGTTCGATCCGTTGTATTTTGGATCGTATGTCCACTTTTTATTCCGGAATATATGTTTAAACAAAGTGAAGTTTATCATGCTTTTGAACAACAAGGCAAGCTTACTCCACAACAAATGGCAGAATTTAACAAAATTCAAAAGCAAAATTTCCTTAATAAGAAATATGGAAAGAATGGTCAAGGTAACAAACTAAATAAATAATTTTAACAAAAAATTAATACAGAAAATGGCATCTGTGTTAATTTTTTGGTTATATTAATATAAATTAATTTAATTAGTTCTTTTAATTATTGAAATATTTGATTCTATTAATATTCGTTTAACGGTTTGGGGAGAAGTTTTAAATTTAATTCCTATTTTATTCATTGAAATATTATTTAAATAATCTTTGATAATTGAATTTATATCTTTTTTAGAAAAATGGATATATCTTCCATTATTTTTACCAGAATTTTTTTGACTGATAGAATTTTTGGTTTCTTTAGAATGTTTTCGGTTCTTTGATGTTTTGGATATTGTGGTACGATATGTAGGATGATTTTGATATCGTTCTTTTATAGATTTACTAATTTTATTTTTAGTATCTTTTTTGAATGATTTAGCGTTCCAATTTGGATTGTTTTCACCCATACATTTTCCTTTTCGAGAAAGACTAATTTTTCTTTTAGTTGAATTAGATAACAATGAGTTATTTCCTCCTTCTCTTAAATTATATCCACCTGGATAAATAGAATTAAATTTTTTAATAAAAAGTATTTCGTTATTATTTAGATCATCAATATTATTGCATTCTTTGATGATCGTTTTTTGGAAATTTTCCTTTCCATATTTTTTAATAGCTCTTTTTATTAAAAGTCCAGATCCCAAATATTGATCATTTACATCTCCAGTATGCTGGCCAATGTAAATAGTACCGTTTATTAAATTTGTTGTTTTATAAATGTACACTTTTTATTATATATATTAAAATTATGAAAGAAAAAAAATACACAAGAAGTAGGAAGGCTTTACTTATCATCGATGCCCAGTATGATTTCATGCCGGCGACTGAAGAGGATTATAAGAATGGACAAGGGGGAGCATTGGCAGTACCGAACGGTGATCAAATCGTTCCTGTAATAAATGAATTGTTACCCCAATTTGATTTAATTATTTTTACAAAGGACTGGCATCCTACAGGTATGAAGGCATTTGCCTCTTCATATAAAACTAAGAAGCCATTCGATACGTATAAAGTAAATGGAAAAGAAGATACGTTGTGGCCAGATCATTGTATTGCCGAATCTTATGGAGCTATGATCCATGAAGGAATAGATCTCAGTTTAATTAAAGATGAAGCTGAATTTTATATCTTTAAAAAAGGATTGGAAAAAGATAAACATCCTTATTCTGGATTTGATGGAACAGGACTTGGATTCTTTTTAAGAGAGAAAAATATAGAAACTGTATTTATTTGTGGATTGGCAACCGATTATTGCTGCAAAGATACAGCAATAGATGCAAATAATGAAGGGTTTGAAACATTCTTTATTATGAATGCAACTAAACCAATTAATCCAGATATAACTAAAACTATAAAAGAACTTCATTTGCATGGAGTAAAAATGATAGATTCTTGGCAATTACCTTTAACGTTTTTAACACAATAATCAAATGCACTTATGAATATATAAAATAAAATGAATTTTGTATATTTAACAACAAATAAATTAAATAGTAAACAATATGTGGGATCTCATAGAGGAAATTTAAATGATTCTTATTTAGGAAGTGGTTTATATTTATCTGAATCTATTAATTTACACGGTAAAGAAAATTTCAAAAGAAAAATACTGGAAATAACAAAAACAAGAAAAGAAGCTTTTGATTTAGAAGAATTTTATATTAAGAAATTTAATACTTTACGACCAAAAGGATATAATATAAGTCCTACTGGGGGAATGAACGAATGGGGTGGTATACATTCTGAAGAAACTAAAAGAATATTAAGTGAAAAAAGAAAAGGAAAGACACCTTGGAATAAAGGAAAGAAAGGGATATATTCTAAAGAAACTTTAGAAAAAATGAGAATGAATTCAAATAATACTGGTAAATATAATCCAATGTTTGGGAAAAAGGGGGCAGATTCTCCAATATTTGGAATAAAGAAAACAAAGGAGCACATAAAAAAATTAAGCGAAAGTAAAATGGGCAATAAAAATCCAAACGCTAAAAAATATTTTATTCAAACACCAGATAATAAAGAATTTATAGTTAATTCTGCAACCGAATTCATAAATAATCATCCTGAATATAATGTGAATAAACATTTTATTTATTATCAATCAAAGAAAAATATTAAACAAGTACCTAATAAATGGTATATCAACTTAATGTAAAATGAAGAATTTACTAACTAACGGAGAGAAAATATGGGTTGTATCTGTTTTATTATACATATTATGGGTATTTATAGGATTGAATAATAATATTTCTACACAATTGATACCTATATTAGGTTCGTTAGGGATGATAGTATTTGTAGTAATTGCAAATATAATTAGAATTTTAATTTAATGTAAAATGAATAGAGAAAAAATAGAAAAATTAGCTGAGCTTTATTGCAAAAATACTCATGATGCTTATGTTGTTGCAACTGTTTGCGATGAAGTTATAGATAAATCTGGTGCTCTTCTTGGAAAAGTAAGAGCTAATGTGAGAGAGAAAAATAGAATAAAAAATGCCGCATCGTAAAAACATTAAGTACAAAGCGGAGTGGTATGCATGTAAGATGCATGGATTGACTGGCCAACAGTTTGACAACCACCCATATAAGTTTCATTTGAGTGGTGTAGCTGATGTAGGTAGAAGATTCATTCATCTCATTCCTAATGGAGATAGAGATACTGTATATGCTGGGTGTTGGAGTCATGACCTAATTGAAGACGCCGGAGTAACTTATAATG